GGTCTACACCGGATATTACAACGCGGATGCAACGGACAAGGCCGTGATCGCGCACAACATCCAGGCGGATATCACAATGGACATTATCCGGACCAATGCCGCGATCATCAAAGACATGATCGAGCATTGCGAAGAGGATGAATGACGAAATGAAAGGAGAAGCAATATGAGCAGCGCAAGAAACCATCAGAAGAGGAGCCACCGAAGCTACCGCGTGACGAAGAGCATCTGCGGGAGCGTGGCGAGAAAGGCATGGGTCACGCCGCAGTACAGCCCGAAGCAGAGCGGGCTGCTGGCACTGATCCGCCGCCTGATCCGCGGCCGTGCACAGCGCACGGCGGACCGCAAGCGCGCCGAACGCGCATCCCGCAAGGGGGGCAGAGAGGAGCGGTGAGCGATGATCGATTCACCGGCAGAGATCGTGCGGTCGTACCGAATGGCGGCCGATCCGAAAAAGCAGATCAAGGTGCTCGCTGAGCTGAACGCCTGCTCGGTGAAGGAGATCCGGCGGGTGCTGGTGGGCGAGGGCGTGCTGCCGCGCGAGACAGAGGTGCCGGAGGAGCCGAAGAAAGCGGCGAGAAAGCGCTTCGATGAGGAGACCGCGAGGATGCTTTATGAGGAAGGACTGGACGATGCGGCCATCGCGAAGGAGACAGGCATGACGGCGCAAACGGTCGCCAAATGGCGCAGCGGGAACGGGCTGCGGAAGAAAGCGAGGAAACCGAGAATGAAAAAGCAAGTGGATGTGCCGAGCACGAAGCCGTCGGAAGCGGAACCGGACGTGCAGAAGATCTCCGTCGTCGGGGAGGCGGTCGAGGTTACGGAGCCGGACTTTACAAAGAGCGCTGCGCCGGAGCCGCGGACGGTGACGGTGGAGGAGCTGCGCGCCCTGCTGGAGGATGCTTGCCGGGACGGCCTCGGGGAGTGCGCGGTGCTCGTGGAGGGGACTGCGTTCGCCGACCTCTGGCTCGACGTACACAGCACGCTGCGCATCTATGAGAGCGGCGAGCGGACCGTAGAGCTGAAGGGAACGGCAAAGAGTGCGTGACAGGCCGCGGAGCCTGAAAAGAGAAAGGAGAATTTACCATGATGAACGAAGCCAGTAACGCCTGCGTTCCGCAGGAAGCACCTGCCATCCTCTCCGTTACGGAGGAAAATGCAAAAATAATTGAGATTGCCAGCATTCGCGTTGAGGACATTCTGCGCAAGCTGCGCGGAGAGAAGCCCGTCCGTCCGAACGAGGGATGTGCCCCGGAGCTGCCCACCTTCGGCGCGCTGCGGCAGCTGACCGAAAGACAACAGAGACAGCTCAACCGTCTGCTGAACAGCATCGACGAGCTGGACAGCCTGATTTGAAAAGGAGTAGAGACATGAAAAAGTACATCGGCACCAAGATCATCGAAGCGGAGCCTGCCTACCGCGTGGTGGACGCGGAGGGGAACGTCCGCGTCGTCACAGAAGCGGCGGAGGCGAAGCGCTGCGGCACCGTGGACCTCGGCTACAAGGTCCGCTATCCGGACGGCTACGAGAGCTTCAGCCCGAAGGGCGCGTTCGCCGACGCCTACCATCCCATCAACGGCATGAACTTCGGCCTTGCCATTGAAGCCCTGCGCAAGGGCTTCCGCGTGTGCAGAAGAGGCTGGAACGGCAAGGGCATTTTCATCGAGCTTCAGACGCCGGACGCATACAGCAAAATGACAAGCCCCTACATCTACATCGACACGACCGGCTTGCAGACGCAGAACACCGAGGCGCCGAAGAGCCGCGTGCCGTGGTTGGCGAGCCAGACCGATATGCTGGCCGAGGATTGGGAGATCTTCGCCTAAACGAGGACGGCGAGAGAGGAAGTGAGCAAATGTTCCGATACAAGAAAAGCGTGCCGGTGAGCTACGAGCGGCAGGGGTATATCTATTTCGCCTCGCGCCTCTACCGCGAGCTGACGGAGGAGCAGCAGCACAAGCTGCTGCTCCTGTGCCTGCAATGCGGCGGCGAGCACTACCAGGCGCTCTTCGAGTTCGTGACGACGGACGCCGGCGCGACGGCCGTGTGCATGAAGCACTTCCTCTCTCGCTCTACGCTGGAGCGAGCCGTGCGGCGGTATTACGAAAGTTTTCCACAGAACCTTTGACCTGCCGGCCCTTTTCATTACCGGCGCATGAGCCGGTGGCCGGCTGTTTTCTCCTCCATAATATATGATGTGCCTCCCCTGCAAAGCATCACGCCGCCGAAGGGAACGCGCCGGACGCCAGGCCGGCCGCAAGCGGTGCTCCAGTGCAATTCTGGTGAGCAGGGATACAGAGCCATCCGGTTCTGTATGGAGGAGCTGTGCGGCAGCTCCTCCATAGAAAACCGGATACACATATATCAATAACGCGCGCGTGCGCGTTATCGGAGTTCTTAGAGCGTTAGGTTTACGACCATTCTCCCCATTCGGAGAAAATGGAGGGCGGTTTTTTCATGGCAAACGGGTATTGGGTGATCCGAACGTACACGGCGGGCGCCGTGGGCGAGAAAATCAAATACTGGGTGCCTGGAGAGAAGCCGACGAAATCGGAGCGGAAGATCAAAAGCGACATCAAGCAGGTGCAGCGCAACGAGGCGAACGCGGAGAAGGCGCTGGCACGATTGATCCATGCCAACTTCACGCCGCGGGACTACCTGCTGCAATTCAGCTACACCGAGGAGGCGCTGGAAAAGCTCCGCGCGGGAGAGCTGACGGAGGAGGAGCTGTTTGAGGCGGCGGATCATCAGCTCAAGCTGTGGGCGAAGCGGACGCGCAGAGCGTGCAAGGCGCTCGGCATCCCCTTCCGGTACATACCCTTCACCTCGGACCTCGACGGCAAGACGGGCGAGGTGGTGCGCGTGCATCATCACATCATCGTCAACGCGGAGGCGGCGGAGATCGCGCTGGAAAAGTGGAGCGCGGGCAGCACGCACCGCGAGCATCTGTACGATCAGGTGGACCAGACGCCTCTGGCCCACTATCTGCTCGCACAGGTGCGCCACCGTCCGAACGAGAAGAAATACTCGCCGAGCCGCAACCTGATCGTTCCGCAGCCGAAGGATCGCATCGCCGTTTCGGGCGCCGAGCTGCAGGTGCCGCGCGGCGGGCAGCTGCTCCTGCGCGCCGGCTGGATGCCCGGGATGCCGCAGTACATCCGCTACATCGTGCCGGAGGTCGGCAAGATCCGCCGCGGCGAAGCACCGCCGGAGAAAACGAGAGAATAAGACGCACGGAACGCTCGCGCCATGATGGCGGGAGCGCCCTCGGCATACCGGAAAGCAGGCTTGGAGCCTGCTTTTTTCGTTTGTCAAGAGGGAAAATGAAAAAATCTGCCGATTTTGGAAAAGTTGACGGTTCGTGACGCGGCTTTTTTGGTACGGTAACGGAAAGAAGAGGCAAAAAGCGGCCGGAAAGGAGGGCTGCGGCATGAGCAGACCGAGAAAATACACGCCGAACACGCTGAAAAAGGCCGTGAACGGCTACTTCGACAGTATTTCCCGCCTCGTCCCGCTCACGGAGAAAAGGGATACAGGGCGCAAGGACAGCGACGGCCATGTGATCTACGAGGAAGTCCCCGTCCTCAACCGCCTCGGCGTGCAGGCGACGGTACTCGAATACCTCGTGCCGCCGACGGTCGGCGGGCTGTGCGAGCACCTCGGCATCCATCGCTCGACCTGGGCGGACTACTGCGACGCGCAGCTGCATCCGGAGTTTTCCGACACGACAACGCACGCGCGGGGGCGTATGCGCGCGTGGCTGGAGGAACAGCTGCTCACGCGCAAGGATGTGAAAGGCATCGTATTCGACCTGCAAAACAACTACGGCTACCACGACAAGAAGGAGATCGAGCTGGGCGGCAGAGCGGCGAAAGCCGTGACGGCGGCCTCCATGCCGCTCGAAGAGCGACAGAGCGTGCTGGAGGAGCTGATGCGCGAGTTCAGCGAAAATGATGGCGACGCTTGAGCAAAAGCTGGATGTGGCGCTGTGGTGGAAGCAAATGCGCGAGACGAACAACGCGCACTTCCTCCCTCTCCTGTTCGACAAGCACCGCTTTCTGGTGCTCAAGGGCGGCGGCGGCTCCGGCAAGTCCATCTTCGCCGGCCGCAAGATCTTAGAGCGCGTCACGAATGAGCCTGGGCACCGCTATCTGGTGGTGCGAAAGGTCGCAAAGACGCTGCGCGAGAGCTGCTTTGAGCAGCTCAAGAAGCAGGCCTACGAATACTACGCCGACCAGATCGCCTTTATCCCCAAGGGCAAAGGCAGCGATATGTATATCCGCTTCAAAAACGGCAGCGAGATCCTGTTCGCGGGTCTCGACGACGTAGAGAAGCTCAAATCCATCTTCGATATCACGGGCATCTGGATCGAGGAGGCGAGCGAGCTGGAGGAGGGAGACTTCAACCAGCTCGACATCCGACTCCGCACGGAGTTCCCCTTCTACCTCCAGATGATCCTGACCTTTAACCCAATCTCGATCACGCATTGGCTCAAAAAGCGGTTCTTCGACACGAAGGACCCGCGCGCGACGGTCCACGAGAGCACCTACAAGGACAACCGCTTCCTCACGCCGGAGGCGCGCATTACGCTCGAAGCCTTCCGCGAGACGGACGAGTATTACTACATGGTCTACTGCCTCGGCCAATGGGGCGTGACCGGCAAGACGGTATTCAACGGCAAGGCGGTCGCCGAGCGGCTCACCTACGTCGAAAAGCAGGGCTGGCGCAAGCGCGGCTATTTCGCCTACACGCTCTCCCCCGATGATATCCACATCAGCGAGTGGCATTGGGAGGACGACGAGAACGGCCCCGTGATCCTTTACGCCGAGCCGACCGAGGGCAGGCCCTACGTCGTCGGCGGCGACACGGCGGGCGACGGAAGCGATTATTTCGTCGGGCAGGTGCTCGACAACATCACGGGCCGACAGGTGTGCGTGCTGCGCCACCGCTACGACGAGGACACCTACGCCCGGCAGATGTACTGCCTCGGCCGCTATTACAACGACGCCCTGCTCGGCATCGAGACCAACTTCTCCACCTACCCCGTCAAGCTGCTCGCCCTGATGGGCTACCCGAAGCTCTACGTCCGCGAGGTGGAGGACGACTACACCGGACGGATCAAGCAGGCCTACGGCTTCCAGACGAACCGGACCACGCGGCCGGTGATCCTCTCGGAGCTGATCCGCATTTTGCGCGAAAGCATGGCGAGCATCAACGACCGCGACACGCTCTTGGAGATGCTCACCTTCGTGCGGCGGGAGAAGGACCTGCAAGGCGAGGCCGAGAGCGGCGCGCATGACGACTGCGTACTGGCCCTCGCCATCGCGCACTACATCCGGCCGCAGCAGACGATGGAAGTCAAGCGGCCGAGGGGACAGGGCGTGAGATGGTCGCAGGACCTGTGGGACGACTACAACAAGGCTGCGCCGGCGGAGCGCGAAGCAATGATCCGCCTATGGGGCAGGCCGGAATAGGAGTGAAACATGGAAAAGAAAATCAGCGAAAAGCTCGCGCTCTGGCAA